AGACTGATGAAAGAGTGGTTGGACAAGCAGAAAAAGCTGGAAAATGATTTGTTAAACGCCGTCGCCGTTGAGGCGAAAGAGATTGCTGAGGACCTCATTCCGCAGGTCAGATTATGTGCTCTAGAAAACGAAATGTCCGCAACCATAGTGTTTCGCGTGAACTTCGAATTCGATGAGGATGGGTCTACGGATATATGGAGTGAAGGCGTTGTGGAGTTTCCTGCAAAGCAATCTGTTTCAAAATGCTACAAAGTTTCGGATGAGTCGGAAAAGAAAGCCGTTACCGCCCAGCAAAGTTCTTGAAGATCTTGGGTTGACTAGAGAAGAAGTTCGAGCGGCGTTTAATGTTGAAACGCCAGAACATGAGAAGCCTTCTAAGAAAGGCTACTTATTCCTCAAGGATCAGCTCAAGATGAGAAAGCGTATGAAAAGGTACGAAGGCTTAATCTTCGCTAAATTCGAGGCAGGACTGAATCCAACTATCATCGCCGGATGTCTGGGAGTTAGTGAAGAAACTGTTCGCGTCCGTCTCCGAAGAAAGGGTTGTTTTGCAACCGATCAGTCCGATGTCGTCGAATAAATCCCATCGGTCTCTGTAATTTTCGTACTGACCGGAGCTGGTTGGGTCATGTGGGTACAACCAAACTCGCACTGATTTAACTTTCTTGCAGGGGATTATGTACCATATGTCAGGGTCTACATGAGCGACCAAAATATCAATCCGCTCGCAATCGATTAACTTTTTCGTTTCTGACCCAGTGGCAGCGGTGATCTTAAATCGGTGCGATCGGTACTGCTGAATAGGAGTCTTCGTACCTTTAACCTGAACTCTGAACAGCTCGTTAGAATGGTTCATCACTACCAAATCTTGCGGCAACCCCTCTTCGATCGGGCTGAATGGGTGCAGTCCGTGCTCCATGCACTTTAGGATGAACCGCTGCTCGAACAAAGTGCCGAGCGCTTTCATCGCACTCTTAGCCATTCCCCATGATCTTCCAGCCGTATTGAACCTTCTCACTCCGACCAATCCAATCAAACCCTTTAGATGACATGTGGCTCAAACCCCAACCTAGCTTCTTCGGGTTGAGCTCTTTCAAGAGAACACGGTTATTCTCATTAGCGGAAAGTATAACCATTAGTTCTGAACAAGTACCCTCCCACGCATCATCGCCGAGAGTATCCCGAAACATCGCCAAGATCTCGATGATGTGACTGTACCGACTATCCGCTTTGGCCAGAGATTCAAGATCAGGGTTAATATAAGCTTGGACACCAAACCGAAGGTCAAACCGCTCCTGTGGGATCTTGTAGTCCAAAAGCCAACGGGCAAAGGCCGGAAGCTCTTTAGCTATTACATCCTTGATTCCGGTATAGAAATTATACCCATCCTGGCATTTAAATAGCATAAGCTTGTCTTTTATACTCATGTCAAGATCGGGTAAAAGTCTTAAGGATACTGGGTCATCATTCAGCGTACAACTAATCCGCCCTCGCCAAAATACACGACCGGACTTCTTGAACTTACCATTAATCAAAAAGGTGTCGTTCGCGATGTGCTCCTTTAGTTTTGCGGTGAATGCGGTGTGCATTGCATTGCTCGCACTGGGAGCTTCATCGTCGACGAGCCAAGCGCCGTACTCAAACAAGTGATCTGTCCATTCCGATTTTCCAGTTAAATAATCCGATGCCTTTATCCCACCTCCGAATAGCTTGCCTAGAACTTGAGTATTGAAAAATGTCTTTCCGCAATTGGGAGGGCCTACAAGAAAGTGTGCGTGCCCGCGCTTTGGCTTGCCCTCATACGCGTTCGTATAGGCAAAGGACAGCCAATCGAGCTCGTGCTTAATCTGCTCAGCACCGAGCATGTAATTCATCCATTTCCAGATTTCGGGAAAATCCTTTTCAGGTTCAGTCTCAAAATCTGACGGAGTAATCGGTTGTACCCTCGCGGTATTGAAATATTTACGGTTTTCATGCGTAACTATGGGTGACTTTATGAAACAAAAAGGAAGACCGGCTTCCACCCGCTTTCCGGTAATGATGGAGTGCAGTGCTCGCTTGCTTTCGGACACATTCTCATTTCGGCCGGGCCGCGAGCTAAGATCATTGCGGCATTGCAGATCGAGTAAGCACTCGTCCTTAGTATTAACAAAGAACCCGCCTGACCCATCCTGAACATAAAAATTCTTACCATCGAACCAATAACCCTCTATCGCTTTACCAATACGGCCGACTTCGAATTGTCTGACAAAACCAGGGCTCAGAACTTCGGCCCAGGTGTAAAACCCTTTGGGCATGTTGAATACCTGCATGCCTGTGTCTCGCACAATCGCAGAGTTTGTCGTCTTGTGTTGCCCGCCCGGATCCCAAAATGTCGGTCCCCGCGAGCCTTCGACAAAGTCGCCGGGCCATTGGTGCTCAGGCCAAACGCGCTGAACCTCTTCGAACACGGTGGTCAGTGGAATCTCCGGCCCTTGTCCGCGAAAGTCAGCTGATTTCGATGTTTCATACTGCCAAAAATGAAGCATGTCTACGCTGATCCGAGCTTTCGGGCTGACCGGTCTCCAATCGTTGCCATGCAGCAAATAATGCTGCTTCTCGAAGTTCCCCAGATCAAAACCCCGAGCAATTGCATCACGACCCTCAAGCTTCATCTCTTTGGCCAAACGCTTCAGGAAGCGGGTGTTGGACTGAGCACCATGCATGAAAATCGGTGATTCAAAAAACCACACCGCATGGATACCGCCCGAATAACTTCGGCTGATATAATTTACAGGATATTCATGATCAATCAATCGGCGGACAATCTCTTCAAATTGGTCGTCAGTAAATCGAGCGTCCCAATCAGCAGAAACGCCGTGTAAATAGCGAACCGGGTTATTGCTCGAAACCCGCTGATTGGGGTCTACGCCTTCGCATGTACTATAAGCTAGATACCTTGTGCTCGGCCTAGCGGCCCACTGTTTGTACTCGTTGCTGTCCCGAAATTCGGGAAGCTCAAAATCAAGCTCCCAAGGTTTGCTTTTGCTAACTTGGCTAGCGCTTAAATTAGGTATGGTGAACAATTCCATATATCAATATCTCCTCCATTATGCGGTTCGTCTGCTCTTCAAGCTCCTTAAAACCGCGTGTGTTTTCTATAATTCCATCTATTAAATAATCAGTAACTCCGGCCTCACTAATGTGATCATCATCGGATGATTCGCCCTGACGCTGTACCAGCAAAACTGATCCGCCCATCTCCTGGATGAATCGGGCTTCGTTATCGAAGCGAACATCGTCGATGACATAATTGGTTCCGGGATCTAATCGCTTTCTAAGCGCCTCTATCCAGATTGTTTGCGAAACGCTCTCACGGCCCCATGCAGTCCCCAATGACTGCATAAGCTGTCTTGGGCTCTGACCAAATTCGTCCAATACGATCTCTTTAAATACTGGGTCGTTGATTTCAGTATCTCGAAGCCCCATGGCTTTGAGCATGTCCTTGATCGGAGTCGCGAAACTAATTCTTTCGTATCCGTAATTCTCACTCAGGATGGCGCCAACTGTTGACTTGCCCGACCCTTTTTTTCCACAAAGCCCGATAATCATTTCGTGTACTCCTTTGCTATGATCGCCTCGGAACTGAGGGGCACATTTTTCATCCACTTAGGTCCGGTCATCATGATCTGTTGAATCTCGTTTTTTATCTCCTCCGCTTTCTCCTCTTCTACCTCCACGACGACTTCGTCGTGCACATGAAGCACGACATCAAAAGCAGCATCGTAGAGGTTTTTTAGAATGAAGCCGAAGCAGTCCCTCGCAAGCGCTTGGACTGAGTTTTGAAACAAATTCGCGCCGTACATTTTGGTTCGCCTGATGCTCCCAAGCTGCGTGGCGCAGGTGACACCATCGGGCTCATGGCGACACCTGAAATATTTTAAAGTCCGTCCGCTCGGTATATCGATCTCGAATGTGCCACCCTCATTAGCGACAGCTTTTAGATCGCGATCGAGAGCTTTCCAAGAAGATGTAATCTTTGGATTCTTGTCCCGAAAATCCTGAACCTGAATGAACGCGTTAACCCATTGGCGACGCTCATCTGCGCTCAGATTAGAATAGGCCGAGAACTTGCCGGGCTGATACTTTTTAGCGAACTCCTGAAATCTTAATTCGTCCTGACGGCTGAAACTGGAATCTAGAATTTGTGTCTGCCCATATGCCTTAACTGTCTCTGCAAACTTAAACCACCCGGAACCGTAACCAAGCTGAAGAACACGAACCTTCGCCAATAGATATAGCTCAGGATCTTCGTCCTTCAATTTCCCGCCAGTCCATCCCATTGTCTGCCTAGCGTGTGCCTCATAGGGGCTCATGCCTTCGGCGACGAGCTTCAGGAAATCCTTATCTCCCGCAAGGAATGCGGTTAATCTCGGCTCGATCTGAGAAAGGTCAGCGATGACCAATGTCTTCCCATCGCCCGGGCTAACGACATTACGAATATTCACGCCGTACTTAGTATCCCGCGGCATGTTCTGTACATTGAACCCAGCATCTCCACTCCACCGGCCCGTAGCATCAGCGCCAAAGTATTTGAGATTGTAGCTCATAAGGCCCTCGGTAGTCAGTCTGTCTCGAACTGACTTCATCCGTTGAAGATGCATGTTGATGCGATTATAATTTTGCATGGCGGCGACAAAGGTGAGCTTGTCCCCATGCTCTTTGATCCACTCGGCTAGCTCTTCGCTTCCCTGAGCCATGCTCTTAGGGGGTTCCACGCCAGCTTTACGGCACTCTATAGCCATGGCCTTTTTCGAGTAGACTACATACTCTTTCTTGGTATCCGGATCGATCTCTCCATACCATGGAAGACTGGTCTTAGCTTCGAATAGGTGACCTTCTAATTTATCTATCCCGTCCTCTACCTTTCTTAGATCTACGGGTAAACCGCGATAGGCCATTGTCCTTGTTTGATGGGACAAAAGCCTTTCGGTCTCAGGCCATTGGTCGTAGAGTTTCTCCCATATTTGGTAGGTGTATTTGGCGTCGTCCAATGCGTACTGAAGGACAGCTTTGGACTCATCCATGGCGATCATGTCCTCCCAGGTCTTACCTTTCATATTGTTCCGGACTTCTTTGTCCATGGATACGCTGAGTATCTCCTTGGCCGCGCCCTTTAGATTACGCTGATACTGGAAATATACGCACATGTCGGCTGTACAGACCCAGGAAACATCTATGTCGGGAATGATCCCTAACTCTACGCAACGCTCAAAACAGCGCTGATCGAATGATGCGTTGTGTGCGATAAAAGTAAAACCCTCGAACTTCTTCCAATCCTTAAATTCATCGGTTCGCCCGACATAACTATGCTCGGGACTCCATATTGAAACTAGATAGGCGTCGAATTCAGGGTGATGCACATATTGGTATGTGCTACTACCTTGGATGCTATAGTCCTTCGAATAAAATGTCTCGAAGTCTAATGCTGCAAATTTTTGTTTACTCATTTGTGGTGTGATTTGGTGTGTGGTTAAAAGCTCCGCGGTGTGGGAGGGCAGGGGGTTGCCCCGCCCTCCGTATTCTCACACCACATGAGATTAGCTGTCCTAT